GCCCAAGACCTGACAAACGTGGTTGCGGGTAGAGACACCAACGGGAATACCAGAGTATTTGCAAGCGGAACCACAAGACTTTACAGGCTAGATTCAACCGACTTTTCATTGGACGACGTTTCTGCCATTACTTACACCGGCTCGACCATGTGGAAGTTCACGCAGTTTGGCAACAAGGTGATAGGCGCATCAGAGGCGCACACCATGCAAGCCTACGACCTGACGACAACTAGCAACTTTGCAAACTTGGCCTCAGACGCTCCAAAAGCAAGGTTCGTGACCGTGGTGCGTGACTTTGTGGTGTCTGGCTACCAAAACGACTACCAAAGCCGAGTGCAATGGTCGGGTATTAACAACGAAACAACGTGGGCCACATCCGCGACCACACAGGCAGACTTTCAGGACATTCCTGACGGTGGCAGGGTTCAGGGTGTCACGGGTGGCGAGTTTGGCATTGTTCTCATGGACAGAAGCATTTACCGGATGTCTTACGCCGGAACCCCGCTTATATTCCAGTTTGACAACATCTCTAGGAACTTAGGGTGCTTTGAGTCCAACTCGGTCATCCAATGGCAGGGGATTACCTACTTCTTGTCTGACGACGGGTTCTATGCCTGCGACGGACAGCAGGTGGTGAACATCGGCGCGGAGAAGGTAAACAGGTTCTTCTTTAACACATTGCGCGAAGCAAACATTGACCAAATGAGTGTTGCGGCAGACGCGAGTAAGAACTTGGTTATGTGGGGCTACCCCTCCACAGACCTAACGTACCGCGTACTTATTTACCACATCACCACAAAGCGGTGGTCTTACGCGGATACGGCAATAAACCGCATAGCAACGAGCTCAACCCCTGGCGTGACCTTAGAGGGGCTGGACTCGTTTTCTGCAAGCATTGATGCCCTACAAAGCTCGCTAGACTCAAGGCTTTGGATTGGCGGCAAGCTACAACTTGCTGGCGTATCTGGTGCAAAAATTATAAGTTTTTCTGGCCCCGCAAAGACAGCAACGATTGACACAGCAGACATTTCTGCCGACTCAAGCCAATCTATGATTACGCTAGTAAAGCCAATCGTTGACGACGGTACTGGTTCCGTGGCCGTAGACTCAAGGCTAGTTTTGAACGAGCAGGTAAACTTTCCGTCCGTGACCGCCGCAAGCAGCGAGAACCGCATCGGTGTTCGTTCCTACGGGCGTTATCACAGGGTAAGGCTTCAGCCCTCTGGGAACAATTGGTCGTCTGCCATTGCGGTAGACGTAGATATTCAGCAAGCAGGGACTAGATAATGTTTCGTGTCCTACCGTACCAAGGTGGAGACCCACGGCAGATTTCCGAGGTGGTCAACAACCTGATGAACGGCAAGTCCAACAATACGGGGACGATTACTCTTGCCACGGGCAATGCGACCACGACTACTTTGGTAGACGAGCGTATTTCTGTAGATACAAAAATTGTCCTCATTCCGTTCTCGGACGCGGCAGAAGCGGACTCTGCCCCCTACGGCGCGTTCCAAGACGGAACCGACCAAGCGGCTACAACGCTGTCGGATGCTTACATTATGTCATTTGACACCGAGGACTTGTCTAACGGTGTTTATCTAAGCAACACAAATAGAATCAATGTCCGAAACAAAGGTATTTACTCTGCTGCGTTCTCGGTTCAGATAAAGAACACGACTAACGACGCTCAGGACTTCGATGTCTGGTTTAGAAAGAACGGAACGGATTTAGCCGGTTCCAATAGCAGGTTTGGTATTAAGGCTAGGAAGTCTTCTGGTTCTGCGTCGCACATGATTGCGTCAAGCACGTTCTTCTTGGACTTAAACGCTAACGACTACTTTCAGCTTGCGTGGCATCCCACGGACTTAGGAGTGTCAATAGAACACTTTGCGGCTGTTTCAGCGTCTGCTGGGGTAACTCCCGCAATACCAGAAACCCCGTCAATTATTCTGGTGGTGTCCTATGTCGCACCCTCGGTCTACTCAAACATTTACGTCTCTGCCCAACAAGCAGGACAGGCAACAATTACGCACTTTGCTAACAGTACGGCAGACAAGACTTATGCTTACATTTTGGTTGGATAATCTCTACAATAGGTGATATATGGCTTACGACGCTTACGGAAATTTTGTTCCTGACACCGCACCAGGCCAAGGTGCTTTACCCGCGCCACTAGGGACTTCGTCTGGTCAGTCAAGAATTGACCCCGCGCTCACCCCATACTTGCAGATGGGGCTACAACGTGCCCAGCAATTGTTCTTTGGCGCACAGCCTCAGATGTTTCAAGGGCAGACCTATGTCTCCCCGTCCCAGCAGACGCAACAAGCCCTAGCCCAACAAGAGGCTTTGGCTACCGGAGCGCAGCCATCCCTACAAGCCGCACAGCAAGCCTACCAAGCCTCGCTAGGGCAGATTGGTCAGACAGCCGCAGGTGGGTTCTTGCAAGGCAACCCCTACCAACAGGCAATGCTTGCCGCCGCTACCCGCCCACTTACACAGCAGTACGGTGAGCAGGTTGTTCCGGGTATCGCAAGCCTCTACTCACGCGCTGGTCGCTATGGGTCAGGCGCGATGGAGCGTGCCCTTGGCGGGGCTACGGAAGCCTACGGAAGGGCATTAGGCGACGTTTCTGCCAACATCGTTGGTCAGGACTACGCCCGTGAGCGCGGATTGCAACAACAGGCGCAACTTAGCCAAGCAGCCCTAGCACAGGCAGCTCCGAGTTTCTTCCAAATGGGATTCTTGCCATCTCAGGCTTTGGCACAGGTTGGCGCAGCCCGCGAGCAAATTGCGGCACAGCCCCTGCAAGAGGCAATGCAGAGATACCAATACTCGCAACAGCTTCCGTACCAGCAGTTACAAGGGTTCTTGTCCTCTGTTTACGGTACGCCAATGGGACAGTCGGTTATGCCACAGGCGCAGGTAAATCGTACCGCACAAAACTTAGGAATAGCAGCCACAATTGGTGGGCTAATCCCAGAGGCTACCCGTAAAAGTGCGTTTGATTACGTTGCTGGGTTGTTTGGCTAATGGCTATAGACATCTACACGCCCCCAGAAAAGATTTACGGGGAAAAGGGTCAAAACTTTGACGCAAAGGTTCTATCTACGCCCAAGTTTGGTGACATAGTATTTGACGGGTCTGAGCTTATAGGCCCTGGTATAAACACGACCACAAGGGAGGGCGAGTCTTGGAGCCCAGAAAAACAAAAAGCAACAAGCCTTACTTTTAGAACCCCAAGCGGGTTTTATACTTTTCACCCATCTAACATTCTTGAAAAGGGTTTTGTTGCAGACGGAAGGCAGTTTTACAACCCACAGGTACTCAAAAACCTAGACAAGATTTACCAGCAGGGACAACCGGTCAGTATGAAGGGTGTTGGTTGGTACGACGATTTTTTAAAGAAGAACGACCTCTCGACAGACGGTATTCTTCTTCCGGCTGGCGAACTTAATTTTAATGTTGGCGCAGGCGGGACTTGGAAAAATTATGACGTTGGCAATATCTCCGACAAAATTCAGTTTAATGAGTTAAGCGGTATTGGCAAGGTTGGTGACAAGTATGTTTACATTAACAACGCCTCTCCTGTCGGTGGCGCAACTTCCGCTTCTGGATACTACGACGAGACAGGACAAGGTTACGGAGAATGGCAAAAAGAAAAAGGCGGTTTATTAGGTAGTTTCTCTAGGGCTGTCGCAAAAGTTCCTTTCCTGCCAGAAATTGCTGGTCTTGCAACATCTGCTACTGGTGCTGGCCCCTATGTCTACGCAACGCTAAAGGGTTTACAGGGTGGTGCTACTGGTCAAGACCCACTAAAAGTCGGACTAAAAGCCGGTGCAACTATCCTAGCCGCCGATTTAGCCTCTAATCTTCTAAAAGGTACACCAGCAGGCGCAGAGGGTGGCTTTCCCGCGGACTACAATGTTGAACCTTATGGCCCAGGCGGTATAACTCCAGATATTGTTCCTCCAGCATTGCCGCCTACTGATTATGGTTTGCTAAGTGGTTCTAATTTGCCAACCCCCGCGCCAGGAATGGGTGGTGGCACAGGAATAATTGAGGGTTCTTCTGGAATGGGGTTGCAACAGCCCACCATGCCAAATTTAGGCGGGATGGGCGGTGGACAAGGGCTTACAGTACCCGTTGCGGGTGGAACTGTTGGGCAACTTGGGTTTACCCCGTCAGGCGCAGTCCCGAGTCTTGGAAGTCCGGGTTCGTTCATTAACGACCCAAACGTCTTAGGAACAGATGTAATACCACAAGGAACGCCAAGCACTATTTCTCTGGGTGATGCTAGTCGTGCTTTAAGGTTGGCTAATAACCTGATAAACCCACCGCAAGCTGGCGGAGGTGGTGGGGGTGGTGTTGACCAAGGCGGCGCACAACAGTCAATGGCCGGAGTTGATTATTCTGGCCTATACAATTTACTTGCACAACGTGCAGCCGGTGGTGGATTGCTTGGCACTCGGTATCAACCGCAACCTATTAATCTTGCTAGTCTTTTAGGATAACGATATGGAAGACGATATTCTCAGTTTACTCGACCCCACAGGAAATCTGCGCCAACAGGCAGAAGGTCGCGCACGCAGCCAAGGGTTGCTAAACCTTGGTTTTGCGCTACTGCAATCATCGCGTGGACAGCCAGGACAGGGTCGCCCTAGCCTTGGACAGGTTCTAGGTCAGGCTGGCCCAGTAGGGTTACAGGCTTACCAGCAGACGTTTGATAGGACTCTCCAAGACGCGCTTAGGGGTATGCAGGTAAAGGACTTGCTTGCTAAACGCGACGAAGAAAAGCGTATGCGTGAGGCACAGCAAACTTTCCAGCAGAGAGTTGCCGCAGCTACCACTATGCAGCCCACAAGACAGGGTGTATTGGACACGCAAAGCAACATTGACCCATCATTACTAGAGGGAATGTCTGCCCAACAAGTAATCGGCATGGCTCCAAAAACCCAGCAAGTAACAGACCAAGGCGCAGCAGACAGGGCTGTTCTAGACTACCTCCGCGTAGCCTCTCCAGTAGAGTACGCAAAGTTAGTGGCGAAAGAACCCAAAGCATTACCGGCAAGTATTCAAGAATACAATTTTGCTGTGGGACAAGGATTCAGGGGTACGTTCCAAGACTTTGTTACCGAACAGAAAAAAGCTGGTGCACCGTCTACTACTATCACCCTACCAGGCGACAAGAAGATGGCAGAAGTCTTGGGGGCGAAAGGCGCAGAACGTCTTGATACCTCATTGACGCAAGCCCAAGAAGCCCAAAGCACTATACAAAACATTAACGAACTGCGCCCCATTCTTGAGCAGGGGGTTTTCTCTGGCCCATTAAGTGCAGCACCTCGCGCCGTAGCACAAATTGCTTCCTCGTTAGGGGTTACAGGCAAGGACACAAAAGAGTTACTTGAGCGCACCGCAATTGCAATGCAGGGTCTAGCAAAGTTTGAGTTGTCTGCTGCCGCCGCAATGCGCGGGCAAGGTGCAATTACCGAAAACGAACGGATGCTGATTCAACGTGCGGCAGGTGGTCGCCTTGACCAATTTACAGCACCAGAGGTTCAGGCACTTCTTACGGCAATGGAAAAGACAGCCAATTACAGAATTGGCTCACATAACCGTCAGCTAGATGTCTTGCGTAAAAGTAGCAGCCCAGAGGTTCGTGACCTGTTGCCATTTTACGAGTTAAGCCCAATGAATGTTGCGCCGACACCTGCTGCTGGCGGTATTAAAAAATACAACCCCAAAACTGGGAAGGCTGAATAATGGTTATTGACATTCCGAAGGTCGGACAGGTTGAGTTCCCCGACACAATGTCGGAAGCCGAGGTCAACGCTGCCGCTAAAAAACTATACGACGATGCAAACGCACCCAAGGCGGGTGGCGTACAAAGGGTGGCAGAAATTGCTACTCGTGGTGCTTTACCACCTGCGGCGATGGCTACCGCTGGAGCCCTTATGGGAGCTCCTGCTGGCCCCGTTGGTTCGGCGGTTGGCGCATTAGCCGGTGGCGTAGCAATCCCCGTGTCGGACTTTTTGGTAAACCTATACAACCTTACCCAAAAAGAAGGGGTAAAACTACCGTCCCAAGCAATTACGGAGATGCTAGACAGCCTCGGTCTTGCGCGGCCAGAAAGCCGTGGAGAACGGATGCTAGAGGCTGGCGCGGGTGCAATTACAGGCGCTGGCGCACAAATACCCGCCTTAACACGATTGGCTGCTGGGGCGGTTTCTCCTGTGGTTCGTGGTGTCGCACAACAAGCAGGGCAAGCACCGGCCACACAGATTGGCGCAGCAGCCCCAGCCGCAGGAACGGCTCAGTACGTTGGAGAAGCCACGGGTAGCCCGTTAGCAGGGTTGGTTGCTGGAACGGCGGTAGGCGCGGCTGGCGGTGTTCGCCCAGGCCGTGTAGAGCAAGGCGCAGGAAGACCAGAATTATCGGCACAAGCCGCCTCTGCTTATCGTTTGGCAGACCGCGCAGGTTTGGTAGTGAAAGATGCCTATGTGCAAAACATCGCCAACACGCTAAAAAAAGAAGCCGTTGACGCAGGGTTTGATGCTGGACTACACCCAAAGGTCGCTTCGGTTATCAACCGCCTTGAATCCGAAGGTTCAACGCCCAAAACCTTGAAAGAGTTAGAGACATTGCGCCGGATTGTACGCTCACCAGAAGGCGACTTTACTAATCCCGACCAACAACGCATTGCCGGTATGCTTGTAGACAAGTATGACGACCTCGTTGAGGGCATTGGCAAGACTAATATCCTTTCTGGCGACGAAAAAATGGCTGTTTCTGCGCTAAAAGAAGCCCGCAAAGTCTACGGACAAAGCAAGAGACTTGGAATTATTGAGGATTTGGTCAACAAAGCTGACATTAGTAGCGGTCAGTACAGCCAATCTGGTATGGACAACGCTTTACGGGTGCAATTTGCGGCTTTGGCTAAAAATAACAAACGCATGGCTGCATTTACTCCCGCTGAACAATCAGAGATTCGGAATATTGCCAAAGGTGGCGGTACTGGCGAACAAGTGTTGCGTTTTGTGGGCAAGTTTTCTATTCGTGGCCCGGTTAGTTCCGTACCATACCTCGGTGCAGCGTCTATTTCACCAGAGTTGGGTGGCCCGCTTGCAATGGGAGCTGCCGCAGTTTCTGAGATGGCTCGACGCGGCGCAGAGGGGCTTCGTCAACAAAATGTCCAACGCCTTATGGAGCAAATTAGCCTTGGCAGAGCGCCACAAGGACAAGCATTAGAACTACTGCCGCCAACAGCGTTGCGCGGTTTATTATCCACACAGTATGGAATGGAGCAATAAATGCCTAAGACCAAGATTTCAGAATACTCAACGACCAACTCTGCTAACACAGACATAGAAAGCATTAACATCGACGAGGGCTGTGCGCCTTCTGGGATAAACAATGCTATCCGTGAGCTGATGGTTCACCTAAAAGAGTTCCAGACAGGCTCATCTGGTGACCCTCTGACGGTTGCTGGAACCTTTGTCGCCTCTGGTGGGGCTACTCTTTCTGGCACAAATACGCTCTCTGGTTCTACTGTGATGACGGCTTCTGCGGGAACCTCTGCAAGCCCGTCTATCCACTTCTCTAGCGATACCAACACAGGTATCTTCTCCCCTGCTGCTGACACCATAGCCTTTGCAGAAGGTGGGGCAGAGGCGATGCGTATCGACTCCAGCGGTAATGTGGGGATTGGTACGACTAGTCCTAAATCAATAGCATCAGGCTATCAATCACTAGATGTAAGAGGTTCTACAGGCGGTGGTTTTTACTTTGGGCCAAGCGGAGCATCTAATTACAGTTTATTGTATGCAAGTGCTTCTGGTACAGACTTTGGAACTACAGCAGCAGCGCCGTTGCGTTTTTATACAAGCGATGCAGAACGTGCCCGCATCACCAGCGATGGTGAGTTTTTAATCGGTGCAACTGCTACACCAGTTGGTGCTGGCGCAACCAAATTTTATTGTGCTCAAGGCGCAGCAGATTACAGTGGATATTTTGGTTCTACATCAGGCACTGCTGCAAATAATTATGGACTTAGAGTTAAATATTTAAATGCATCGCCAAACGGAACTGGAAATACATTTTTATCGTGTGATGACTCAACTGCTTTAAGGGCAGAAATACGATCCAATGGCGGTCTTGCAAATTATTCTGCAAACAATGTAAACCTCGCTTCTGACGAGCGTTTGAAAAAAGATATTTCCCCACTCTCTTCTACTTGGAGCAAAGTCAAAGACATTGAAGTTGTTAACTTCCGATACAAAGACTGCAACGAAGGTGACCCTGCGCTCTATGGTGTAATTGCCCAACAGATTCAACCAATTGTTCCTGAGTTAGTTGTTGTTACACGAGAAGTTCAAGAAGCCGTAGAAGCCAAAGAAGCGGTGCTGGACGAAGAAGGCAATGTCGTTGAGCCTGCGGTAGAGGCCAAAGAAGCCACGCCCGAGTATTTTGGTATTCGTGAACAACCGATGTATTGGCTGGCTATCAAAGCCCTGCAAGAAGCAATGGCTCGGATTGAGACTTTGGAAGCACAGAACGCCGCATTTGAGGCACGACTGGCTGCATTGGAGGCTAAGTAATGGAAGTGACTCTCAAACTCTCTGTAGAAGAAGTAAACGGCATCCTGCAAACCTTGGGTGCTTTACCCACATCATCTGGGGCATGGCCTTTGGTGGTCAAGATTAAGCAACAGGCAGAAGAACAGTTGCCTAAGAAAGAAGACCCAGACTTGGAGGCTAAGTAATGTCATCAATAGACCAAGTTAAAGGCCAACTTGACACCCACGAAGCCGTCTGCGCTGAACGCTATCTTGGGATAAACGCACGACTCAAGCGACTAGAACAAATCCTGATTGGCTCTGCCGCTTTCATAATTGCCCTACTGCTAAGCCTAGTCGTTAAATGACAACCATCGCTGCCAAAGCGTCTACGGGAGAGATTGCCGCAGACTCGATGGTCAGCGGTGATGACTCCTTTTACCTCGTAGAGAAGCTCCGTAGGGGACAAGAGAGTATCTACGGGGGTTGCGGAGATTGGGATAAACTATTAAAGTTCTACAATTCGTTAGAGTCCGGTGCTGATTTGGACTCGGATACGGATGTGACCGTTCTCGAACTCAGAAGTGATGGCATTTGGATTTACGAGAGTACCATCATTCCTGCGAAGATAAAGAACGACTTTTGGGCAATTGGAACTGGGGCAAACTTTGCTATCGCTGCCATGCACTTAGGCTTAACTCCGGCAGAAGCAGTAAGGCTGGCGTGTCTGTACGATACATCCTCCCACGAGCCAATTGACGTAATGTCTCTAAGCGGGAGGAAGCGTGGTAGCACTAAAAAAGGCATCGGACGAGGAACTAATAGCGGCGTTTAAGACCTACGGCAGTCCACAGAAGGTCTCACAGGTTCTAGGTATAGATGTTGGTACGGTCTACCGAAGGCGGGCGGCACTAAAAGACGTATCCCTACCCTCCTTTGCCGCAAGACAACACAGCATCGCCAACACATACATCCCCGATAACCGTAGGGTTATCTCCCACACCGTAGATAACGGTCATGTCTTTATAGCCTCCGACTGCCACTACTGGCCCGAAGAAGAAACCGTAGCGCATAAGGCGTTTGTTTCCCTGCTGACCGAATTTAAGCCCAAGACCATCATCCTAAACGGGGATGTGTTTGACGGGGCTAGAATCAGCCGCCACGCCGCCCTCATGGGTACTAACCCCCCTACCCCCAAGCAAGAGATAGAAGCCTGCCAAGACCGTCTACACGAGATTGCAAACGCTTCTAAGAACGCTACTAAGTTTTGGACGTACGGGAACCACGATACACGCCTCTTTAACTACATTGCTACCCATGCGGATGCTTTAGTAGAGTTCTCGGACTTGTTTGCGTACTTCCCAGGCTGGCACACGGGCTGGCGGGTGGACATAAACAACTCTGTTGTAATTAAGCATCGCTGGCACAACGGGCAACACGCAACCTATAACAACGTCTTAAAAGCTGGCAAAAGTATCGTCACAGGACACCTGCATAAACTGATGGTCACTCCGTGGAGTGATTACAACCCAGGAAGAAGGTATGGGGTAGATACAGGAACGCTTGCGGAGCCAGGTGGCGACCAATTTGTGTATGTAGAAGAAAACCCTGTGAACTGGTGTTCTGGTTTCTGCGTTCTGACATTTAAGAATGGTATGTTATTACCACCAGAGTTATGCGAAGTAATAAACGGCGTGGCTTACTTTCGAGGAGAGAAAGTGGGATAAATGAGTGATTTAGTAGCCTCGGCAAAGAGTGCCGCG